CCTAAGTTTTAATTACGTATAAAATTGTTAAATAAGGTTGTAGAACTGAAGTTGCATCACCAGCGAAAGTTGCACTCATATTATGAGAGTGTCCACCATCACTACCCGCATTAACGTTTCCAAAAGTTATTGAATTACCACCAGGTTGCTGTGTAGTATTATTACTTGAAGCATTAGTTCCCGTTCCACCCCATGGTCCTGGACCAGAGTAGAGTGTTTGTGGGTGATTGTGTGAAGCAAGTTGTGCTGTTGTTAAAGTTGCATTCGCTGTTGAACCACCAACGTTTCCAGTTGCGGCTACAGTATTTGCTCCACCAGTTGTACCCAAAGCTTTGTTGTTAGATTTTGAAACTGCTACGTTATCTTGCAAATCCGGAACAGCAAAAGTTGTTGAACCATCACCTGCACCATAAGTTTCACCTATGATTGCAAATAAATCTGCATAAGTTGTTCTTGAAACTAATGATCCATTACATTCTAAAAATCCAGATGGTGCACTACCATCAGACCAAGGTATAATAGTTCCAGTTGGAATACCTTCTATACCTGTAAGGTTAGCTCCATCAAAATCGTATTTAGTTGCTTCGTAATTTGCCATATTATTTCTCCGTGTAAGTCCATCCTGTTGTAGCGTCTCCTGAATATACTAATCCAAAAGCTGCACCTTGTGTGTTAACAACAAGATCCGCCGCTGAGTTAGCTATATTAGAACCATTTCTACCAACAGTCAATGCGTTAGTGTTAAAATCGTAGCCTTGATCTACAAAATGTACTTCATCACCTAATGAAGGTGACGCTGGTAAAGTTATTGTAACTGCTCCACCATTTGTATTTGCTAAAATTTTTGCACCTGCCTGAATTGTTTCAGCAGAAGATATTGCTCTCCATTTTTTATTTTCACCTGCTTTTACAACATTAGTTCCATCAGAATATAATGTGTAAGTGTGGCCTTCACATAAAAGAACACCTGTTCCCGATGAAGTTTTAAAAGTTAAAGTATATCCAGCGTGATCAGTTGCATCTTCAACTATATATGTTTTTTCAACTGAATCTGGAATAGTAACATTTAAATTAGCTTCAAGAGTTCCAGTTAATTTAATAACTTCATTCTTACCATTTGATAAAGCACCGTTTGTGAAAGTTAAAGCTCTACTAGTATTAGTTACATTTAATGCATCATAACCACCAATTGCTTGCTCAAGAATTAGTAAGTTAGTATTTGTAATTTGTCCCCAAGTTCCTGGATTTTCTCCAGTTGCTTGAACAGTTAATTTTAAATTAGCTGATGTTGAATTTGCCATATTTTAAATTCCTTATTTGTTTAAATTTACTAAAAATTAGAGTTTATGTCAAACTCTTTATGCAGCTATTTCTACCCATCCTGGAGGATCTACTGGGGCTGTTCCAGTATCTACTTGATTCCAAATTAAAGTTTTATTAGTTCCTAAAGACGTTGTCAAGTTTAATCCTATAGGAAATACTTTAGCATTTCCAGTTACTTTCGCAATAGTACCTAAATTAGCTGATATAGATATTCCATCCACAGCTGCAAAAGTTACAGCATCTAATTCACCTATACCAAGAGAAGCACCAAAACCTTCTCCAATAACTGTCACATTAGCATTTCCAATAACTACTGTTCCAATAGCTAATGAAGCACTAAATCCAATACCAACGATTGATGCATCAGGAGAAGGATCTACAGTTCCTTCATCCATTGACATTGACATTTGAACAGAAGCTTGTCCCCATTCTTGTTGTCCCCAACCAACAGATGCTCCCCATCCTGGGTTAACTTCAGTAGTTATTGATGCAATAGTATTTGCATCTGATTCAGCAGTTCCTAATGAAGAACTTAAATCAAATCCTACAGCATCTACGATTGCTGGATTGAAGTTTATTTCACCAATCATTGATAAACCAGTGACCTCAACTTCAACTAATGAAAAGGCATCTAAAGTTCCTAAATTAGTATTTAATTCTTCTCCGGTAGGGATGATATTTGCATCGGCAGTTGTTAAAATATTTCCTAAATCAGAAGAAAGTTGAATTCCAGTTAAATCAACTTGATTACCTGCAATACCCCAAACTCCAGCATTCCATTCTTGGTGACCCCAACCTGTATTTATTATTCCAGTTGCTGTAACTGAACCTATGTTTGCTGATAAAGAAATTCCTGTTACAGGAGCTTCAGGTGATTGTAAATCACCCCATTCACCACTATTCCAAAACTGTCCTCCCCATCCCTGGGATCCAAAAACAACTGCACCAGATATTTGTGTAGATAAAGAAAATCCAGAAATTTCTATATTTACACTATCTTGTTGTCCCCAACTATTTAAATTCCAACTTAATGCACCATATGAAATTGCACTTAAATCTATTTGACCACCCATTCCAGCGTGGTTTAGACAGTAGTAATATAATGTGTCTGGTGTACTTGAAGATGTTTCTATTTCAATGTAAGCGCCCGCACTACCTGCAGTTCCAACTTTTGTGACACCGGTAGTATACTCGGTCCCACCTCCAAAAGTTCCATCTGAAGTAGTAGAAAAATTTATTGGGTGTGTTGTATTTGTAGGGTCTGATTGCTCAAACCGATAAGTTGCACCTTTAGCAAAATTAAGTGTTGCTTGTTGAACACCGTTTACAACGTATTTATTTCCACTAGGGGTATTAACAACAGTTACTGAAAATAAAAAAGGACTTTCAGCTATATTTAACTGACCACCCATTCCAAGATGATTTCCACAATAATAATATAATGTACTTGGTGAGTCGTAAGTTAACTCTATTTCTACATAAGCTCCAGGATTACCCGCTGTTCCAACAACTGTAACTCCTGTAGTATATTCACTTCCACCTCCGAAAATTCCGTCAGCAGTAGTAGAAAATTTAAATGGATGAGTTGCGTTATTAGCGTTAGATTGATCGAACCTATAAGTTACACCTTTAGTGAGGTTAAGTGTAGCTTTCTGTACACCATCAATGTAATATCCTCCACCAGTACCTGAAGGTACTGTAACCACATAAGTTATATCTGCCATAGGAAATTATCTCCTATGATTAACCTGATATTCTTAGTATCGCTGCTGTTGTTGTAAAAGCTGGAAACTGAATTGTGAAAGTTCCTGATGTCGCTGTTTTATCTGCTCCAAAATCTAAAGCACATACAGCTGCATTATTTACAGTTGCTGAAGTGTTGTAGATTAAAGCTCCTCTAGCAGTCAAAGTCACACCAGTGAATGATCTGTCAGCATAATCAACAATAGCAACACCTGATGCAATTGATGTACCATTATTTACTAATGCTCCACCGCCTGATACGTATTGTCCACTGTTAGCAACTTCATTAGTTGTCGTAAATGAAGTAGTTGCTGAGTTTAGAGTAGCTGAAGAAGTATAAAGAGCGATTTTAAACTTGTCACCACCAGTTTGCTTGAAGTTGTGATCAGCTTCTAATAATTCTTTTTTAAAAGAATTAGCAAGTGCTTGTGTTATAGCCATAGTTTTATCTCCTTATTATTATTTTCCGCCAACTCGAGGAACACCTGATTGATATTCATCTCGTCGTCTTCTTCCCATTTGTTCAACTGAGAAGCCTTCTAACACCTGTTTATACTTTCCTTCGTATAATTGCAAGAGATCATTTGGCCCCTTTAAAAATGAAAATGCTTCAACTAAGCACGCATATAATAGTCCGTTGGGAAAATTCTTACTAATATATGTAGTCGTATTTGTACTAGATAAACCGGGATCTTTCAAGATATAATTTAATTGAATTTCATAAGTTGAGCTTGGTGTAGGAGCTAAAACTATTGTATCTTCGTCCCACATACTATAATATTTTGGCTCTCCTTCTACTCCTGTTGAATTATATTCCGACATAAAACTTGTATCTCTATATTCTAGAAAATTTCTAGTATTTCCTGACCCACCATTTACTATTTGTGCAGACCTAATAACTAATAAATTATCTGGAACATCTATGAATCTACTTGAAGCTGCTAAATTAGCAGTAGCATATCTTCTATTATTATCAGAATCTACATCTCTTAAAATTCTAAATTCTGCATTTTCTATAAAACCGTCTACAATAGTAGATGTAAAAACATTTGAATCTACTTCAGTATAATCTCTAATTTTTTGTACTAATTCTGCGTATGTCATTATGTTGTTACCGTTACACTTCCTAAAGTTATTAAACCTTGTCTTCTATTATTAACCGAAGATCCATCATCTGGTATCATACCATTATTTGATTGAAATGCAAAGTCTCCAGGTAGAGTTAAATCTACATTCATAAATCCACCATCTCCACTTTGCGCTGAGAATGTTTGTGGTCTCGCATTTAATAAACCCTGTGGATCAGCAGGTGCTGGTTTTGGTTCTAACTGTGGATGCTTTGGTTCAAATTCGGATGTATGCACTCTTGATCCATTCCATTCAATAACCATTTCTTTGTATGGAAATGCTTGACCACTTCTATCTGAAATAAACTGTGCAAATTTTCCATTTGATCTAGACATTTGGATAATAATTTTTTGGGGTTATAAAAGAACTAGATGAAGAACCATCTTCCTCAAGAGCTCTTTTTAATTCATCTTCGTAAAGCATTTTCATTTGTTGAACTAATTCTGGTTTAAATTTTTGTGATAAATAATATGCAAGTCCTGCTACCATACAAGGTACAAATCTATATGGTACATCTGCTTCATTACTATAGGCTCCTGCATCCTGAATCCTGCTGACATAATAATAGTTTAGAAAGTTTCCGGCTTCAGAGCTTCCGGGAGTTAAATATAAAGTGATAGTTACTTTATCAATAAATCTTTGTACAAAATATTGTGATGGAACACCTGTAGATGTTTTATTTGAAAATGCTTGATACTCAGATCTATTTATTTTTGTAAGTGGTGTATCAACACTAGATGCATTTCTATAACTTGCTTCTAAAATATCATCAACACCATAAACTGCAGTTGCATCTGAAGTACCATCAGCTGTTGATCTATACATTGTATATTGTGATTGACCATCAACTAATGTAATTGAATTATTTTTTACCTGCCAATAATGCAAACCTCTATTAGCCCATTCTTGAAACATTATGTTCAAAGAACGTCTTGCTGTTTTTATATCATTACCAGAATAATCAAATCTACCTACACGTTCGTAAGCTTCAGTAATTATATCATCAATATAAAAACCTGATTCAAAGGTTGTAGTTCCAGAAGTTGCCATTTAGACCTTACTTATCTATTAATACAGTTGCTTTAGCACTTGTGATTGCACTGCAAGTCATTCCACTTTTAAATAAAATTCCATCTTCAGGCATGTTAAATGAAAAAACATCTCCTGGAGGAACATCTGCTGTGAATTGAGTTCCGTCAATATCTTGTAAAGTTACAGATCCAACCGCTGTTGTACTATTTGCTGATAGAATAATTCCTCTTAGTCTAGTTCTTCCAGCGAATACTTGAGCTGCTGCTGTAATCTGTACTGCTTTTACGTCACCTTTAGCTGCCATAATTTATCTCCTTAAATTTTAAAGGAGCCCCGAAGGGCTCCATAATTAATTAACTTGCTGTAATGTCAGTACCTGTGATTATTTGTTTCCAAGTAGTTCCATTAGAAAAAGCGTAAACAGAATTTCCTGTGTATCCATTAGAAACGTAAATCATAACACCTTCATTACCAACTGCACTTAAAGTTTCTCCCGATCTTGTTCCAGATGCGATAGTAACTGTTGATGCGTTAGAAACAGTCCAAGCAACGCCACCACCTTGTGCAGTATCACTTGCAGTAGAGTTATTATTTGCTCCACCAATGAAACCGTTAAGTGCAACGACTGGTCCTGTAAATGTAGTTTGTGCCATAGTGTATCCTCCTAGTTAATTCCACATAGTCTCTAGGCCGTCGACTATACGCGTCTATGTAGAATATAATTTATGTATAGTGATTAATTTATATACTAGATTTTAGTAGAGTGCAAGAGATCCCTAGGAATGATTGACGTTTTCAATAATGTCTAAGTTCTAATTAACCAGCGAAAAGGTGAACTTCACCGTCTCTTGGATTATTATGAACTTGTGCTTCTTGTTCTCTAATGATTGATCTAATTACTCTTTTGATCTCATCACCTAGAACAGACATTTCTGGCGTTATTTTTCCTTTGTTCTCAAGAAATAACTCGTTCCAATTAGATTCGAGTTTCAGTTTCTTTGCGAACAGTACCATGTTGTCCTGAGCCATTTGTAACCTCCTCATAGGTTATATAAAAATCATTTCCAGCACCTTGGTACTGTAGATCATTTTTTTCCCATTTTATATCAGATTTTCCTAAAAAGTCAATAATGGGTTTATTTAGCTCATCCGCATTATTTATCTCTTTTTCACTTTCAATTTCAAAACTAGTTTGAAGGTATTTTGTAAATATTTTTATTAAGTATTTATATTGAGTCATTTTTTCTTTCTATATTT